GGCGGCACTTTCATTCATAATTTCACGTAATAAAGACATAAGTATTCCTATTTTTGTGTTATCTTGCAACTATTTATCAAAATTCAAATTGAAATAACAGAAAATCCGGCAAGAATCAACGCTCTGGCCGGATTTGAATAGTTCACAACACTATTGAAAATTAATCAGTGGTTTTGTCAGTTGCAGGAACGACTTCAGGTGCAGGCTCTGCTGCTTTGGCTGCTTCATCCAGATGTTCCCGTGCCTTTGTCATGATTTGTTGCGACAAGGTTTCTTTTGCGGCCTGATAAACCATTAATTTACTACGCAGTTCAGCTTCTTCACCGTTCCATTCGTTGTAAATATCAATAAGTTCTTTTACCTGTGGTCCCAAGGAATCAACGGTATATGGTTTTTCATCAATGTTTAAAATCTTAATATCTTCTACTTTTGGCATTTTCATTATCCTCTATGGTTATTGTTAATTATTTATCTATTTTATTATTGCATGTTCATAGTATAGTTTTCAATGTATCACTTAATAAATCACCGTCCTCCTCAATCGTTGGATTATCATTTTTCAGTTCACGCTTGTTGAATATTAGCCCACTTCCAGTTGTATCTTCATCGGTGACCCGTAGCCGGTTCCCATCCCATTTTAAGAATATCTGCTTACCTACGCCGTCACTATTTCGTGTCTTAAGTACGTTAAATATCATTTTTCCGGCAGCCCGCATTTCATCGGTCATTATGATAGAAAGATACACATCACATACGTTTATTTTACTTATACCGCCTGCAATCTGACTATGATTAAATTCTGTTGCGCCAATCGCCCCCCTATTTAACTGTGAGGCCGTTGCGACAAACATATTGTAATCGATCCCTATTTGTCTTAATTGTTCAGCACTTCTTTTATCCTTTTCAAAAATATTATCCGCACTAACGTGTTCATTCGGTGCCATATTGTCCAAATAATCAAGGATTAATAAATCAGGTGTTATGCCATGCTGAAGGTAAAAGTCTTTCAAATACGCACGAATATGATTCGATGTTGTTCCGGTCGGCATTTGTGTTATATCCATTCTACCCATTTTCTTCTTTACGCTGGATATTTTTTCTATAATTTTATCCGAATTATCCTTCCAAGACTTTCTGCCGTATCCGGTGAACATTGTATCGAAGCGCTGGGCAACAACATCTTCAGACAGTTCAAGTGATATAAAAAGTACATTCATCCCTTTATTGATGTAATTGAACGCTAAATTAGCCAGTACTATTGATTTGCCGCCCCCACTATTGGCAGCGACTAAAAGCAGTTCTTTGCGTGAAATTCCACCGAAAAGTGCGGCATCTAAGTCGGCCCAACCGGTCGGTGTTGTTGGGTCATCCTTTAACATTCGTGCTATACGGTCATCCACATCTTCAAAATAATTAAGGCCAAGATTCTTGGTTAATGACATTTCAGATGCTTTTACCACACCATTCGCTGCTTCCGCGAATTTACGTTTATTAATCAGGTCTGGACATTCTAATACTGCCGCACGAACTGCTTCTGCCTTACAGAACTTTTCTATTTCAACGGCGACATAACGAGCTTCATCCGGGGCTACATCATATGTGTCAAGTTTTAGGTTTGTTTCCGCTTCGACCGCTTTAACACTTGGGGTGGTATCGTATTCAGAATAGTAGTGTTTTATAAAAGTAATAGTGTTTCTGTATTCAGGATCGAAGAATTTGGCACTGATAATATTTTGACATAATGCAAAAGTATCGGCGGATGATACCATCAATTCTATAAAATGTTTTTGTTTGTTTGAATTCATATATTATTATTCTTCTTATGTTTTATTATTATTCTTATGTTTTATTATTGCGTGATATTATATGCCATCACGCAATAAGTCAAATGTTTTAATTTTAAATATTACGAATCGGCGGGAATGTTGTGCGGATGATAGATTCATCTACAAAGAATTCACCTGAATCGTATATAAGTGCAAATTGATTTGTTGTACTTGTTACATCAGCAAGATCAACATACCTATCCGTTATTTTATCTACAACGGCAAACGGTGTGTTTGCCAACAATAGGTATACTTCATCCAAAATAATTGGTCGTGCGGCACCTATCATCGCACCACAAACTGCCCCAGTATTTGTTGTAGTTGCGGTGTAGCTGAAGTTGGAACCATTCGCAATCGTATCGTCCAAAATAGACGGAAAAATACCCTGATAGCTACGAACAGAAAACATTTGCCCACGTACTATTACGTTATCAAAATCAGTCCAAGGTGATGTGGTACCGGGTAATGTACCATTTATTCCTGTATAAACATGTTCGATTATCGTATTTTGTATTGTACTGAATGATACGGATAGGTCAATATCACAGTTTTGCATCCCAATAGTTGATATTCTGGTGCCTATTGTTATTTCACCATTATTGGAAATTTGCAGTAAATTTATCGTGGCAGGTGGTGTTACATTCATCGGCCGCAATAAGTCTGGATCAGATTGACGTGCAACAAGTTGTGCAACGCCGGACACCGCACGATCAAAAACCAATCGCATCGTGTTTTCATCAACAACAATGGTATCAGTTGGTATAATTTCAATCAAATTATCAGGATTATCTTCGGTTGGAATATTAATAAACGCAGAAATAGACGGAAAGGTTCCAAGATTGTGTGTTATTTCCCAATTATTACTCGCTATTGTTTGTGTATGATTAAACAATACCCGGCGTTGTCGCCAATCGGTCAAGCCAAGCACACCTTCAGGTTGGCGCGCACGTATGTGATCAGGTAATATATTAACCTGAGATAAACTACCACGACAACCATGGGTTATCGTGCATCTTTGAATAGTTTCTAATCCATTGATGTTTTGCAGGAATTCCCTTTCCCGCGTACAAACATCACATCTATAAACAACAATTGACATTAAATTTCCTTATTATTATAAAACAATTCCAGATACTTGCTGAAGGTACGCCGTTTGCAGTGCTTGTGGCACCCCGATTACTTCTGAAATAATATCCTTTTTATTCAACCTTATATTTGCTTCTGTGGTAAGTTCCGGGTCATTACTACTAACCATAAACGGCAACATTCCCAAATTAACATTTCCTTTATTATCCTGCTGCATCACCAATACCCGGGCTTTTTCAATAATATAGTGGTCATCATTGTTTTCTACGATGGTCGCAATAACTTCTTCGGCACTGATGGTTTTTACTGCTAAAATTTCTGACATTTTTATATCCTCTTTTTATTGTTATTTTGCCAGTCTACTGGTCTATGGCAAGCGTGTCAACAAGTTTGTATAAGCATCGACTGTTGATTCACGTAATGCATAATAATAAGGGATAGAATGAATGATTATTTCAGCACCCGCTTCAATTCCGTCGGTCAAATCTTCCGAAACATAATTAAATTTTAGTAATTCTGTGAATATATCTTCACTTGGTTGTTCGTCACCCAGTTGATCAAGTATTGATTCAAACACGGCATTATAGCATTTTGTTGAATTCTTGACCTCTTTACTGAACAAATACTTATATCCATCGACTGGGAAAATGTAAAACGATTCAACCAACCCAGTGTTCACTTCCGCGCTATTCGCAAATATTGCACGTTCACGTAAATTGTTAATTTGGTCTTTGAATGCAACATTAAATGTATTTGTGAATTTATTGGAATGCTTTTTCTTCCGTTTTCTTACTTTGACCTTTTGTAAATCCATATACGTCTGTGGTAATTGTTTGATCAACGGAAAATCACCAGCTTCCGATAGAAACTGACTACATTTGCTTTTTATTACACCTAGTTCAGGAATAACAGAATTATTGAATATTTCATTAACGCGCATGAACATATTTATCATTTGTCGAAATCCACAGAAATGTGGGTATTGTGGCACGAATATTATGAATATTGTTGCACCGTTAGCTACCCTTCAACCGGGTGCATCAATTCGAACAATATTAGACCGGTAGTTGACGTGTATGCGCGAGTTGTGCTAATGTTTGATCAACCAAGAGGATCAACGTGAAGTGTTCTTCTTTCTAACCGATATGTATTTATTC